TAAATTAGCCAAAGAACCAGCGTCTACCAGCTGACGGATGATCATTGTCCCCGCTCTGGCATATCCGCCAATCAAGTGAATTAAGCCAAAACCATAGGCTCCAAAGCCAGGAATGTAGGTATATTGGACAAAATGCTGCCGTTTTAGGCATTTTTTATCGCCTTCTTTCCAGTTTCTGCGGATAGAAAGAACCTTATTTGTACCTCTATCAATGGTAATTACATAGGGTAAAGCTATTCCATCTTTGTCTTCAAAGCCAGGAAGCTCATAATCCACATGAACTTCACAGATTTGGTACCGATCATCATCCGTAATGGAGTATCCAGACTCATCTGCTTTCTTCTTTTCGATATCTGTAGGGATTTGAACTGGCTCTCCAAGCTCGACATCACGGTAAAAACCTTCGACCTGAAGCTTTCTAATGTCGTTTTTGGTCTTTCTCATCAAATGAGTGACCCGCTCACAGCTCATAACTCCTGTAGATCCATAGGGCATGATCAAATCTTCAGCGCCTACATATATAGATACCTGTCTTCCTAGGCTTGGATCTGGGTATACCTTCTTAAATGCTGCTCCTACTAGGCCAAGGTTGAGTAACATGCGCTCGTGTTCGGGTCTGTACTCGGGCATGGCTTCGGTTAATTGGTAGTTCATGTCCTCTTGGACTCTCTCAGCAGCTTCTTGTTTTAGTTGATCAATAGCGCCAATGATTGCAGTCTTGACTGGGCCAGAAGCGGGGAAGCATTCCGTAATCGTTTCACTTTGAAACCGTATCCCAGCTTCCGTTAATACTGTAGAAAAAACACCACAAGCGCCATTCCAAGGTTCTGTTCGCTCTTCATATCGCATCCCCAGTACTTCTAAACCCTTGACATACGTTTCCGCCCACTCTTTGCGCGAATGAATGTCCGAGTCAACCAGTTCCATCAACTCGCCAGCAATCGACTGCAACTCGCCCTCATTCATTTCTTCTGCCAAGTTGGCATCAAAATCATCAGACAGTTCTTTGTCATTGGGCATCAAGTCAATCTCCAAGCCGCCAATGCCAACGTGCACGGCCTCTGGATTTTCAACTTCAATCTCAATGTCAGGCTCAACAGTGTTTAACTGAGGAACGTTTGAATACAGTGCTTTGTCCAGCATAAATCACCTTAATAGTAAGCTTTGCGCCGACGCCAGTATTGAGGTTCTTCTTCCTCATCACTTGGCAATCTCAAAAACCCGCCTTGCCTGAATCTGATCAAAGCCTGGCTAGAGCTATCCACATAGTCATCATGCTCAGCATTTGGAAACCGAGCCATCTCTTCAATCAGATCGTCTGCCCACCGTTTGTCCGGCGCCCAGACTTTTCCAGAACTGAACAAGTCAGCTACGCTGTTCAAGCGCACAAACTTGTCATTACCCCTCGTCGGAGTATATTCGCTAACAGGGATTCCCATCTGCCTTAATTCATACACAAGCGGAGCGCCAGCAGCTTTTGCTTCCACAATGAACGCATCAGGCTGCCACTCCTTATACCCCTCAAGCGCCGCCTTCTTCAATGCCGGAAACTCTAACTTGTCTCTATACGCATCCAACAAAATGATGTGCTTGTCCGTAGGATCTTCATTCAAACTAAACACACCCCACGTCGTACACGCCGAGTAGTCAGCCCTCTCAGACTTCGTAAACGCCGTATCCCAACTCTGGATAATAAAGTCACAAGGCGGAGGCATATCATTCTTCCACCTTCTCCACGACTCCCGCTTAATGATCGCTCCCTCTTCACCCGTGGGCTGCTGCTGGTACTGGGCATTCCACTTATAAACCCCAATCTCCTCCTTCACAGCCTCCAGTTCCTTCAGCGGCCAAAATTCTGGCCATAGGGGATTTCCACTAGGCATGATGGCCGGCAGCTCAATCACCTCCCAGTCTTCCCCAGAAGCATTCCTCAAAATCTTTCCCGTTAAATCTTTATCACTCCAGCGGGTGTTGTGGCTAACTATGCCGTTGGCAATAAAGTTCTCTGTTCGGTCAACCTCTACGTCAAAAACCTCTTCCTGTCCGTCCGTGGTAATTTTAACTATCGGATCCACCGTGAAGTCGGAGATACGATGCAGCTCTTTCAAGAATGCTTGGCTTCTTTCCGTAGCCAACTGTAAGGTTGCAGTCGTTGCAAAGCAGTCCCCTGACTTTTCCCGTGTCATGGTCATGGTCAATGCAGAGCTTCCCGTTCCAATGCGCCCTTGTGTTTTTCTCATAAGGCGGCTCACCACAGACATCGCACCTGTTGTGGCGCTCTTCAACCATGCGCTCATAGTCTGATGCCGTAATTCCATAACGGTGTTTGATGCGACGTGCTCTGCGTTGATCGGCAGTTGTTGCAGGTGGGGTGTAGCCTTTTCGATAACAGGCCGCGCACAATCCTTTGCAGTGAACTGGCTGTCCGCATTTGCATTGCTTTCCAATCCACTTTCCATGAGAACCAATTTCTTGGTAGGGCGCACTTGGATTTTTTCGGTGGTAGCTTGCTTTTGATTGGCAGGCGGCGCATGTTCCTCCCTTGACTTGAGATCTTGATGGCCTGCTACATCCTTCAACGATACAAGTAAATCCCCCGGCTTGAGGTGTTTCAGTCTTGTCCATTCCAGCACTCCTTCATTCATAACAAGAAACGGATGCCTCTCGTTTGCACGAAGAATTTTACCAGATTGTGTTTGTATCCTGTATATGGAATCAACACCACTTGACCGCCAGTTGTTAATCTTGCTTGTGCTTAATCGTCCTTTATCGAACGTAGCCACCATGTCTCCGGTTCGAATGTTTTTTAACTGTGTGCTGGAACCGTCCGCCATCAATACATTCGTATCTCCAGTCATACACATTACGATCACTATTCGACCACCCGGTTGCAAACGCTGCCGAGGACCAGACGTATACCACTCAAACACCGAGTCAAACACAGTCGGATCCCCTTGGGCCAATCTAGCTTCTTGCTCTGAGTGCGGGTCGTCAATGATCATTAGGTCAGCACCCTTACCCGTCATCGTACCGCCCACACCAATCGCAATGTATTCACCCTGCGCATTCGTGTTCCACTTACCCGCCGCCTTACTGTCAGACGCCAAACTCACACCCGGAAAAATAGACCCATACTGATCCGAGTCCACCAAGTTCCTCACCTTGCGACCAAACCCAACAGCCAAATCCGCCGTGTTGGAAGACTGAATCACCTTCTTATCCGGGTAATTCCCAAGAAACCAACTCGGCAGCAAGTACGAAGCAAACTCAGACTTCGTATGCCGGGGCGCCATGTTAATGATCAACCTCTTACAGTCCCCATGCACCACCTCCTCAAACTTCTTGGCCATCACCGCATGATGCCTCCCATGCACAAACCCCGGCCACATAAACTTCACGTAGTCCAGAAAACTCGCCTGACACTTCTCCCGCTGCAAAGCATCCTTGTACTCAGACATCTGAGCCAAGAACTTCTCCTGCTCCTTCAGAGGCAACTGAGCTAACAGTTTTTCAATTTGACTCAACGGGTTCCTCCAACGCATCCAGCGTCCTAAAGTTAATATACACCGGCCTCACACTCCTCTCCATCCCAGCCATCTTCTTCAAAATACCCAACTTAATCAGCCGCCCCACAATCTCATGCGTACTCCCCAAACTCCGACTCCCACGAAACTTCGTGATCTCCCTCATCGTCGGACCAATTCCATACCTCTTCCAAAACTCATCTACAAAGAAAAATACTTCCTGCTGCGCTTTTGTCATATCCACCTCTAAACACTGCTCATAACTTAACGCCGACTTCTTATGAATCATCTTCGTGTTTAATACTTTCTTAGGTTCACCATGCATATGTATGGTGACCCCCCAAATAGTTCTCATTAATCGCTTTTCCTTGCGCTTCATGAGTGCTAAAAACTTATCAATCTCGTTCATTTAGCCTCCAAATTTTTTATATATTTTTTTCAGGGCGCGTCAAAATCGGAAAGGGGGGTCTCAATGTTTTCAGATTGGGATAGAGGGTCTGGAATGTTTTCTGATTGTGATAGAGGTTGTGGAATAGTATGTAGTTCAGCTAGGGACTCCTCATCGTCACAAGTGGGGGTAACGGGTGGGTGGGTCTCGCCGTCTGGGGAATTTTCCCCGCCCTGCTCTGGTTCACTGCTCGCCGTGAGTTCGGTTAGAAGTGACGCCGCATCACGAGCAACCACATCATCTGCTTGTGACGACATGAGGGTACTAATCTCTTTCAGTATCTTGGCCTTGATGTCGTCTGAGCTATGGATAACCTTGCTCTCAGTTCTATGGGTGAATAACGACACCTCAGTTATCGTTCCAATAGTCCTAGCCGCTTGCACCTTTACGGCTTGACTTGTCTCGGGGTCAATGAGCACATTCACCAGTGAGGAGACAGCCAAGGAGCGTAAGCCCTCAGCGGTTTGATATTTCATAGCTTGATTTGCCTGTTCAATCGCATCTATCGCCGCCTTGATATCTGGACGTGCCCTTAGCTTACTTGCTGTGTCTGCTTGGGTCTTGGGTTTGGCTCTGGTGTTATACGCCGCTCTGTATGCTTCGCTCCCCTTCTTTCCCTTCGCTACTTCTTCGGCAAATCTCTTTTGCTTTGCTGTTAGTCCTCTGCCTAAGCCAGACAGTATGTCTACTTGTGGTAGTGATTCGCTTACTGTTGAACGTGCCATTGTGCTGTCCCGCTTCGCTATTTGATGTCGCAAATATACCAGAACACTAGCAGAACACGCAACAGCCCCCAAAAATGCTCTAAGTCATTGATTCCATTAAGAAAACCATCATTAGTTTTTTCCTATCGAAAACGTCTAAGCAATAGCATAGGGTTTTTGGTGGCACTTTTAAGTTGTTGATTTTAAAGGACTTTTCAAAAGCTGGCACGATTCTGTTATGCTATATATATGAAGGGTGCAATATATTGCAACCCTCAAATTAACCAACAAGGAGCATTGAACATGACACGCACAACCTTCGTGATTTACAGCAACACCAGCCGCAACGGCATGGCTGGCCTTCGTCCGCAAGTCATGTGGACGTTCGACAATACCATCGTTGAAGCGGCCGCCTGGGAAATGAACCGCAGCGGTGAATCGCTGGAAGACATGGCTAGCGTTGAGTGGATCGAAGACGTAGACGGCAACATGCAGCCAGCCCGTGAATTGACCTACGACGAAGTTTTGACCCTGAGCATTGAAAAGCTGGGCGATGACGGGCGTCTATACACCACATTCAGCACCGACGAAGCAGGCGCAGCGGCCTTTATCGAAGCTGCCGAATACTACGGTCTTGATGACGAAGCCCGTGCCATCGTTGAAAAGTTCAATTCGTAATTTAACCTAAAGGAGAAGCCACCATGACGAACATTGACCACATCCGCACCCATATCGAAGCCTCTGCGCCCTGCTCACTATTCGGCGTGGCGGCTTGGGCAGACACACAACTAAACATTGATGCCGCCCGATTTATTGGAGTGATTGACTTTTTGACCGCTGGCGGTGTCATCGCCCTGAGTTTTGAAGACTGCAATTTTGTAATCGACCTAGTTTAAAGGAGCAACCAACATGCAAACCATAACAGTAACTATCCGCGACCAGTACGGCGCACAAGTCATACACCCCGTTTGCAACACCTCAAAAACCTTCGCGGCTATCGCAGGGACTAAGACGCTCACAAGGCAGGTTCTAGACCAAATTAAAGCGCTCGGCTATGCCGTGGAAGTGCAACAACCCATTGTCAAACTCTGAAAGTTAAACCATGAAAAAAACTATTGTTCTTTGTGAATTTCAAAATGCCTTTGATGCCATTCGCCCCGATAACTTTTCTTATGAGGGATTAGAAGTTCTTTTTGAATACTTGGAAGATTGTGAGAGAGACACTGGCGAAGAGTATGAATTAGACGTTATCGCTCTCTGCTGCGATTTTTCAGAGGATAGCTGGCAAAGCATTGCCGAAGCCTATTCAATCGAATACGACGAAAACGAAAACGATGACGAAGGCCAAGAGAAAGTTAAAGACTATCTCATTGACGAAGGCGTATTTGTGGGCGAAGTGTCTGGCGGCTTTGTCTATCGTCAACATTAAGGAGAAAAACATGCAAAACATCATGATTGCTTATCACGCGAAAAACGACAAACACGGCTGGCGCGAGGTTTGCCGATACCCCGCCGACTGGGAAGGCTGGCACAGTTTTGACCGCTCCATGATTCAAGAGCTAATTGACAAAGGCCACCAAGTAATCACTTGCGGCTGGAATATGTACCAAATAATTGGGGATGCAAAATGAAGCTAAAGCTCGACAAAAACCCCGAGGTCTATTTATCTGGAAACGGCGACCGCTGGACTGTAATTAATCAGGGGATGCCCATCTGCGACTATAAAAAGACTCCTGCCGAAGCCTTAGCAGTGGCAAAAATGTACAAGTTGCAACCGCATACGTTCTACTGGGATAGTGTGGAACTTGTATTCATGCCGCGCTCTGATGTAGACCACTTTCAGGCCGCTGAAGCCGAGGCTTTCACGCTGGCGCACACACCCAACCAACCCAAGACCACCACAGCGCAAACCGCGCTATTTTGAGGAGTGACGCCATGAATTACACCGAAGCCGACTACATCAAAGCTGGTTACGACTACGAAAAAGGCCGCAAAGCAGGGGAAACCCTGCGCCAGATGCTGGAAAGTGAGCACCACACCGACAAGCCCGAGTGTCGCCGCCTAATCGAGCAAGGCCGCGCCGAAGCCCGACAAACCGCCTAATCTTGGAATAGTAACGAAGGAAACCAAAAATGCACGCAGTAATCCAACCACCGAAAACGATTTTCCACGACTTCGAGCACGCCCAACGCACGCTGGAGCGAATCAAACAAGACGACCCTGAATGGCTGTATGAACTTGAACAAACCCGATGGGGCAACCGCCCTGCGTGGGTGATTTTTGTCAGTGATGAAGATGGCTTCATTATTGGGACTCTTTAATCTTGGAATAGTAACGAAAGAAAATCATGACACCAGCAGAACAAGACGCTTTTGTCGAAGCCTATGCCAACAACGTGGCAGATGTGCACCCAACGCAAGTCGCCAAGTTTGTAGAGCAGTGGGCAAACGGCGAGGATTTAGATTATGCAAGCGAATACACCAGCATCATGGATGCACTGATGATGTGGAATAGTGGCATCAAATTTCAAATTGAACAGGAGAAAACAGCATGAAACCCTCTGAACGCTTTGCACTCGACCACTGGTTGTGCGACTACCCCGAAAACCGAGACTATGACGAAATAATTGCCGCCATGAAGGACACGCCCGAAGGGTGGACACAAGAAGGCTTGGAACTTTGGGAAATTGTCGAAAATTTCCCGCTTGGACAAGTGGCTGACCTAATCGAAGGTACACGCGCACAATTCGAAGTTGCCGTGCGTAATCTTGGAATAGTGACCGCATGAAGGCCGAGCTAATCCGCCTTGATACGTGGATCAAAACCTTTGCGCTGCGCCCAAAAGACGTAGCGCATTGGCTTGATCTGGCTAAAAAGCTGCGTACATCCGAAACATTCACCCTCGACAAACACGAGTCAACTACTGGTAGAGTCGAGCAGATCACCTTAATCTTGGAATAGTAACGAACATGAG